ACCCACCCCGACCAGCCCGGCGGCCGAACCGGCGCCGGAGACCCGTTCTGCGGCGAGTGCCGCAGGGCCCAGCGAGAGGCATCACGATGAGCACCAGAACCTTCACCATCCACCGCGAGCAGGACATCACCGGGATCTCCGGGACGGGCCATGTGGCCGACGGCGTCGTCTTCCCCGACGGCGTGACCGTCGTGCGCTGGCGTGACCTCGGCGGCCCCGCGGCCGAGCGTGGTGTGCGACCCACCACCGTCGTGTTCGAGAGCATCGCCGCCGTCGAGTCGCTCCACGGCCACAACGGCGCGACCCGCATCGTGTGGGGCGCGTGCACGGCAGTCTGCAAGCACTGCGGGCGCACGATCGCCACCACCGTCCCCCGCAACGGCTGGGTTCACGCCGACGGTGCGAACCGACACCTGGGCCGGTGCCACGGCGAGGACAACGGCCTCCCGTATGGCTACAACGCGGAGCCCGAGGGCGAGCCGTGCAGCTCACCCTGCCTGGGGACCGTCACGGTCGCCGAAGCCGCATCATGAACGCCCTCGTGCCCGAGACCGCACCGGCGATCGAGCGGGCGGCGGAGGCGATCGTCCGCGAGGAGGGCGTTATCGACTGGGAGGTCCTCTCCGAGCGCCTGCGGGAGCATCCGCGTGGCCAGGCCCGTGCCGCCCTCGCCGCCGCGCTCGACGTCCCCCAAATGGCCTCCGCGATCGTCGACCACCTGCTCACCGACACCCTGTCCGGTGACTCGGAGACCCTCGTCTGCGGTGGGTGCGGCCATGCGCTCGGCACGGGAGACCCGGACGACGACCGGAACCCGCAGGCCGAGCACGCGTCCCACCACGCCGCGCTGATCCGCGCCGCGATGCTCGGGACCGACCAATGACCCGCCCGCAGGCCGCCTGCCACGGCCGGCTACTTCGAAGTGATGAACGTTTCGCCTGTTACGACGTCGAGCGAAAGCCTGAAGGAGTCGTTGTACCTGCGGGCGCGTCGTCCGCGGTAGGACACGTTCACCGTGAGCTCGTGCGGGAGGTCCGACTTGGCCTCATCATCCATATCGACGACGAACACGTTCGACAGCTCCTGACCAGGACCGAGAACGTGTATCGGTCGGCTGTAGCGCTCGATGATGATCTCCTTGATCCGATCGTCGCCAGGGCCCATTTTCAACTCGGGCACGAAGCTGACTTCGACATCTCGGGCCAACGAAGCGCCCACGTTCCGGACGACCAGTGCCAAGACCGGGCTTTTCGCCTTCGGGTCTCGGTACTCGGCAGACACGACCGGCCTCGTGCGCTCGTAACTATCCGCTCGTGCCGCCAAAAAGGCGGCGATCGCGACCACACTCGCGACCGCTGTAGCGATACCGCCGACGGCGGTCCAGTCGATGTTCCACATAGGGATGAACGTAGACCTGCGTCAGTCGTACGCACACAGGCGTCGCGCCCGTTCACCCGTACCCGATTTCCGCAGGAGGGAATGTGAGCCGACGTCGTAGCCGAGCCGGACACGAACTGGTTCGCCCCGCTGCCGCGTACGTGCGTGAGGAGCTCGGCGGTCTCGCCGTCCTTTCGGCGCGCGCTGACCTCTGCTGGCTGGTCCGTCACCAGCGCGACGTCGCGGCCCGCGAGGGAGGCTCGGGCCGTGCGCTCACCGGTATGCCCGTGCATCGCTCGATCGAGCCGCGGCTGCCCGGTCAGCTCGACGGCCCCGACCTGTCCGGGGAGATCGCCGCGAAGCTGAACGAACTGGTGCACGAGCTCCTCGACGTCGACGTGGAGCTCGATGCCGACACCGAGGCTGGCCGGTGGCTCCAGGCCGCCCAGGCCGTCGAGAAGGTCATCGACACCGAGCTGGACGCCATGGCCTGGTGGGACACCGCCAGCGCGCTCCGGGCGCGCGCAGAGCGGGTCCTGGGGCCGGCGGCGGCCGGGCGGCTGTTCGGTACGTGCTCCGTGCCCGACTGCGACGCCGACATCCGCATCGGCGACGACCAGCCGGCAACCGTCTGCCTCGACTGCGGCACCTTCGTCACCAGGGAGCAGCAGGAGGCCTACCTCGTTGAGCGGATCGACCAGCGCCTCATGACCATCAGCGACCTCGCCACCGCGCTTACGACGATCACGGGCCGCCTGGTGACCTACGAGACCGTGCGGACCTGGACCCGCACCCGCAACGCCCCCGGCGGCCGGCGCCTGCCCGCCCGACTCCACGAACGCCACGACGACGGCAGCGCGTGGCGCGGGATCCCCTGGCCGACACCTGACACCGGGCTGTACTCGTTCGCCGACGCTCTCACCCTCGTCGCCCGTCGCGACACCAGGGTCCGACTGGAAGGATCAGCGGCATGAGCATCACCGAGTTCCTGACGGCGCGGTACGGCGAGGACGAAGAGCGGGCTACGGCCGGATGGGACCACGACCCCGACGAGCGGTGGGAGCAACACACCGAGGGGCGGTTCGTGCTCACACCACGTGGCGTACTCCTCGACCTCGCGGTCAAGCGGACGCTGCTCACGCTCCACCCGGCCGCCCCGCTCAACTCCATTGGCGGCGGCTTCACACTGCCCGACCTGACGTGCCGCTACTGCACGGACCCTGACGGCGTCGGCTGGCAGCCCTACCCGTGCCTGAACGTCCAGCTGCTCGCTCAGCCGTATGTCGATCACCCTGACTTCGACCCAGCGTGGGAGATCTGACACGCCGGTCGTACGCGGCGTGTTGCCTGCGCCGCCCGTGACCGGTTAACCTCTGGTTGGCTGGGGAATTTTCAGCGATAGGCCCGGAATGAGCACACGCTCGCCGGGCCTTCCGCGTTCACTCCGCACGTGGAAATGCCGAACCGCAGCCGATCTTCATTGGTGGCCCGCATGCTCGGCTCCATCCTCCTCGTCCGCGCGATTGCTTCTGTCGTTGACATAGGCCGAGGCTGCGTATCCCCCGATTGCCCCGAAAGTCCGTCTGAACCATGGAATCTCCCGCGCTTCGAATGCCGTGGGTGGCAGCGGATTCTCGACGGGAAGCTTCCTGAGGCGGAACGTGCGGACCACCCGAGCCCAAGCCATCCATGGCAGCGATGGAAACCTGTCCCACGTAACGACGATGCTCGCGTTCTCGAAGTCGGCGATGCTGTTCACGTCGAGCACCAGGGACTGGCCGGGCTCAACAGCATGCAGGTGGTCAGCCCATGACTCTGCGCCAAAGGCATGCGACTTTGGCTGCCTAACTCCTACGACGCAACCAGATCCTGCCAGGCGAACGCCGAACGCCGATCCGTTGCCGTAGTTGTGCAACGTGATCGGCGCTCCATAGATCCCCGAGTCATCGGGCGACCCAGCTGGCAGCACGAGGACCCGCCCGAGAAGTCGAATCCTCGGGCGAGGCTTGTCGAAGAATCTGATCGCGAAGGTCACCAGCGCCGACACCACAGCGCTGACCGGGATGATCGTCCACCAAGCCGAGATCTGGTCCATGGCACGAACGGTACTGACCCCTCTCCGAGCATGCCGGGAGGCATGACGGGCCACATGCCGAGCGAGCCGAGGCCCGCAGTCCGGGGGTGAGCGATGGTCGCCAAGCCCTGGAGCCCCGAGGAAGACGGTCGGCTCCGCGAACTCGTCACGGCCGGCATCAGCCAAGCCGAGATCGCGCGCCGCCTCGGCCGCTCTCCCGGGTCCGTAGCCGGCCGGAAGGCCCGCCTCGGCATCCAGTCCGACCGTGGCCCCGTCATCGCAGCCACCCGAGCCCGCGTCATCGACGCCAAGGCACGCCGAGCCGCGCTCGAAGTAGCGCTCCTTGAGGACGCCGAGGAGATGCGCCGGCGCATGTTCGCGCCGACCCTCGTCTACAACTTCGGCGGCAAGGACAACACGTACGCCGAGGCAACCGTCAACGAGCCACCGCACGCCGACAAGCTCAAGCTCATGCAGGCCACCGGCATCGCCATCGACCGGTCGCTCAAGATCAGCGAGCACGACGCCGATACCGGCATCACCGAAGCCGTCGGTGCGCTCGACCAGATCGCCGACGCGCTCGCCCAGGTCGCCAAGGACTTGCCCGACATGGGCCCCGACGAGTGACCACCGCGGCCGCCCTGTCCGCCGCGGTCATCGCAGCGATCCTCGCCGGGTTCAGCCCGCGGCAGGTCTGGTCCATCGTGCGGGCCACAGCGCGCGTCAACGTCTGGGTCGGCGCCATCCGGTCCGGAAAGACCATCGCGTCGCTCCTGGCCTGGCTGCTGTTCGTCCGCAGCGCACCCACGACCGGCGCGCTCGTTGTCGTCGGGCGCACCCGCGAGTCCGTGGCCCGCAACGTCTTCGTGCCCCTCCAGGACCGCGCCATCTTCGGCCGCTTCGCCCAGTTCGTCAGCTACACGCCCGGCGCACCGACCGGCACAATCCTCGGCCGCACCGTGCACGTCCTCGGCGCCAGCGACGCCCGCGCGGAGATGGTCCTGCGAGGCCTGACCGTGGCCGGCGCGTACGTCGACGAGGCGACGCTTGTGGCCGAGGCGTTCTGGACGCAGCTGCTCGGCCGCATGTCGGTCCCGGGCGCGCGGCTGTTCGCCACCACGAACCCCGACGGCCCGGCGCACTGGTTCAAGAAGCAGGTCGTCGACCGCGCCGTCGAGCTGGGCTACAAGGTCTTCCGCTTCACCCTCGCCGACAACATCCACCTCGCCGCGGAGTACGTCGCCCAGATCTCCCGCGAGTACGTCGGGCTCTGGTACCGCCGGTTCATCCTCGGCGAGTGGGTCCAGGCCGCCGGCGCCGTGTACGAGTCCTGGGACGAGGCGCGGCACGTCATGCCGGCCGACGATCTGCCGACCATGGACCGCGTGCTGTCGTTCGGCGCCGACTACGGCACCGTGCACGCCACCCGCGGCTACCTGCTCGGCATCGGACCCGACACCCGCCCCGGGCACGACAGTGAGCACCGGCTGTACGTCCTTGACGAGTGGGCGCCGGGCTCCATGACCATCGGCGAGCACTCCGCCGACCTCCAACGCTGGCTGGCCGCGCGGCCTGCCTGGGCACCCGAGTGGATCGCCTACGACCACGCCTCCGCGACGTTCGGCCTCCAGCTGTTCCACGACGGGCACCGCAACGTCATGAAGGCGCACAAGCAGGTGCTCCCCGGCATCCGCACCGTCGCCGCCCTGCTCGCCGTCGACAAGCTCGTGGTGTCCGACCGGTGCAAGCACCTGATCGAGCGCCTACCCGGCTACGTCTGGGACGAGAAGGCCACCAAGCGCGGCGAGACCGCGCCGGTGAAGGCCGATGACGACGAGGCCGACGCCCTGCGCTACGCCGTCTACACGCCCCGGCACTCCTGGCGAGCCTTCATCCCGCTCGCACCCGCCCTCGACACCGCGCCTGGCGCCGGAGAGGAGTAACCCCATGCCCCTCCCCACGCCGAACCAGGCCTGGCCACCCGCGCCGCTGGCGAACATCCGGCCCAAGCTCGAAGAGTGGGACGCCTGGTACCAGGGCGACCCGGGCGTGCTCACCAAGGTCTACACGGGCCGCACCAGCACGTCGGGGCAGACCGTCCGGCCCTCGCAGCTGGCCGGTGGCGTCGTCGGTGCCCTGTCCCGCTTCTGGTGGGGCCGTCCGGTCCAGGACCTGACGCAGCAGCGCCGCGCCCAGATCCACCTGCCGATCGCCGCCGACCTGGCGCGCGTCTCGGCCGACCTGCTGTACTCCGAGCCGCCGCGCCTGACCATCGGCGACGAGGGCGCCAAGCCCGGTCAGGCCGAGGTCAAGAAGTCCACCCCGACGCAGGACCGCCTGCTCGAGTACGTCGACGACGGCTTCCACGAGGTGCTGGCCACCGGCGCCGAGGTCGGTGCCGCGCTCGGCGGGCGCTACCACCGCGTGACCTGGGACCAGGACATCCTCAAGCGCCCGTTCCTGACGACCGTGGACGCCGACGCCGCGTGGCCCGAGTTCCGCTGGGGCCGGCTGGTCGCCGTGACGTTCTGGCACGTCGTCGCCGACGACGGAACCCGGGTCCGCCGCCACCTCGAGCGGCACGAGCTCGACAGCCAGGGAATCGGCATCACGCTGCACGGCCTGTATGAGGGCACCAAGGAGAACCTCGGCCGCGTCATGGCGCTGGCCGACGACCCCGCCACCGCACCTCTGGCTCCGCTGGTCGACGCCGACGGCGCGATCATCCAGGGGCGCACCCCGGGCCTGGCCGTGGCGTACGTCGCCAACCAGACGCCCAGCCGTGTGTGGCGCAGCGACCCGATCGGCAAGAACCTCGGCCGGTCCGACTACGACCAGTGCGAGCCGTTCTTCGACGCCGCCGACGAGGCGTACAGCTCGCTCATGCGGGACGTGCGGCTCGCCAAGGCCCGCCTGATCGTCCCGTCGTACATGCTGGAGAGCAACGGCACCGGCCGCGGCGTGTCTTTCAACCTCGACCAAGAGGTGTACGAGGGCATGAACGTCCCGCCGTCCGACGACGGCGCCCGGAACGAGATCACGCCGCACCAGTTCGACATCCGCGTCGAGGAGCACCTCGCCGTCATCGACGACCAGGTGCAGCGCATCATCGCCACCGCCGGCTACTCCGCGCAGACCCTGTCTGACGGGTTCGAGGGCGGCGGCACGATGACCGCGACCGAGGTGCAGGCACGCGAGCGCCGCTCCTACCTCACCCGGGACCGCAAGATCCGGCACGAGCGGCCCGCGCTGCTCCACCTGGTGCGCAAGATGCTCACCGTGGACACCACGGTGTTCGGCACCTCCGAGCTCGACGGCACCGAGCTGCGCGTCACGTTCGCCGACACCGTCCAGGACTCGGCACTCGTCATGGCCCAGACCGTCCAAGCCCTGGAGACCGCGCGGGCCGCATCGACCGAGACCAAGGTCCGAATGATGCACCCCGACTGGGAGCCCGAGCAGGTGCAGGCCGAGGTGGCGCTCATCCTCAAGGAGACCGCCGGCCCGCTGGCTGATCCGTTCGCGATCGGGCAGCAGGAGCCCGAGCCTGTCCCGGAGCCGATCCCCGAGGGGTGACCCATGGCCCAGTGGATCCCCGACGACCGAGACGGCCTCGACCGCCTCGTCGCCGAGCTCGTGGAGCTGTTCTCGTCCGCCGAGCGCAGCCTGGTCGGCGCCGTCGCGCTGCAAGTCCGAGCGGGCATCGAGGCGGGCGAGGACAGCCCACAGCGCATCCTGAACCTCGGCGCCCTGTCGGCTGAGGCGATGCGCGTCGCACGATGGCTGCGGCAGACGTCTCCCGAGGTGCTCGACCGGGTGCTGGCCACGGCACAGACCCGGGGCGTCACCGCGGCGATGGCCGAGCTGTCCGCGGTCGTGGGCACCACCGGGACCGTGGCGGCCGCCGCTGTGGCCCCCTCGACGTCCGTGGCGGCCGCCGCGGTGATGTCCGGGGCCGGCGCGGCCATCGCGATCCGCGCCGACCTCACCAACAGCCTCGACGACGTCGTGCGCCGCGTCCTGCGGTTTCCCGACGACGTGTACCGCCGCGCCATCGCGGCGTTCGCCACCGACGTCCCGCTGGGCCTCGGCACGACCCACACCGCCCAGCAGGGCGCGTGGGGACGGCTGCTCGCCCAGGGCATCACCGGGTTCGTCGACAAGGCCGGCCGAAACTGGAACCTCGCGACCTACGTCGAGATGGCGACCCGATCGGCCACCCGGCGTGCGTACGACGACACCAAGGTCGCGACGATGCAGGACCACGGCATCCCCCTGGTGTCCATCGTCGTCGGCTCCGGGGCGTGCGAACGCTGCGCCCGCTGGTCCGGGAAGATCCTGCGCACTGACGGCGGCCCCACCGGCCGCGTGCGCTTCCCCCGCGCGAACGGCGACGGCGAGATCACGGTCAACGTGGCCGCGACGCTCGACCAGGCCAAGCGCGCCGGATGGCGGCACCCCAACTGTCGATGCTCGACCGTCGCGTACCTGCCCGGCCTGTCGGTCATCCAGGACGTCACGCACTACGACCCCGACGCCGAAGCAGCACGGCAGAAGCTGCGCTACCTCGAGCGCGAGACCCGCAAGGCCAAGATCGAGGCCATGGCCGCCGTCGGCGACGCCGAGAAGCGCGCCGCGAACGCCCGGGTGCGCGCCTACCAGGCCAAGATCCGCGACCACGTCGCCGAGACCGGGCTGATCCGCCAGAGGAACCGCGAACAGGTCGACCTCGGCAACGTGGCGTAGCTCAGTCGGTCTTTTCGACCACAGCGGACATCCAGAACCCGTCCTGGTAGATGGCCACCGTTACCGCGCTCACGCCGCTGCCTCTGTTCACGACCAGGACGCCGTTGCTGGTGCTGATCGACGTGGCCGTCTCGTGGGTGACCTCACTGCCGGCGTGCTTGTACTCGTCGAGCGTCTTGACCTTCACCGCCATGGGTACTCCCTCCGTCTTCCCGCTCGCCCGGTGCGCGCGGGTTTCGCCGTCGAACGC